AGGCAGAAGGGCAAGACATCAAAGCCCCGGTGAAATCAGGCGACAATCCCCGCAGAGCGTCTTTTCTCGCTCGCATGGCGGGTAATCCCGGCCCAGAATACAAAGACGGTGAGCCAACTCGGTTGTTGCTCAGTCTCAAGGCGTGGGGCGCATCGTCAAAAGCTGACGCCAAGGCCAAAGCCAAGGCGATTTCAGCAAGGAACAAGAAATGACCTTTCTCGAACTCATCAACGATGTCCTGATCCGCTTGCGAGAGGCTCAAGTCTCATCCAACAACGAGACGGCTTATTCGATACTCATCGGGCGGCTGGTCAACGACGCCAAGCGCCAAGTTGAAGATACGTTCGGATGGAACGCACTCAGCCAAGACTTTTCCATTTCCACGGTTGCGGCGCAGTTCAGCTATCCGCTGACGGGCATCGGCCAAAAATTCACTGTTCGGGACGCCTTGAACACGACTTCTTTTATCGGGCTGATCAACCTGTCTTTCGTTGAGATGAACCGCTACCAAAAGTTTGGTGTTCCTGCCACAAGCATCCCGCAGTACTACGCTTTTTACGGCACGACAGGCACTGATGCGAATGTTGTGCTGTACCCGATACCGGACGGCGTCTACTCTCTGTCATTCAGTTTGACTGTCCCCCAGGCCGCGCTCGCAGCAGATGCAACGTCGGTGCTTGTCCCTGACTATCTGGTGGCGCAGAACGCCTACGCTCGCGCCTTGGTTGAGCGTGGCGAAGATCAAGGCTTGGCTTCGTCAGAGGCTTACCAGCTCTATCGCGATATGCTGTCTGATGCGATTGCGCTTGAAGGTACACGCCTGCCCGAAAGACAAGAGTTCTTCTCAGTATGAGCCAAACTCTTCAAGTTTCTGGAGTCTCTGCGCCAGGCTTTTTTGGCCTGAACACGCAAGACTCCCCGCTTGATCTGGAGAGCGGATTCGCTCTGGTGGCGACCAACTGCGTCATCGACAAGTTTGGCCGTATCGGAGCGCGAGAGGGCTTTAGCCGGGTCAATGCGTCGTCGGGCACGCTGGGTGCAAACGACGTCACCGTGATTCATGAGTTGGTCGAGGCAGACGGCACGCTGACCATCCTGTTCTGCGGCAACAACAGGCTATTTAGGCTGGACGGCTCAAATGCCGTGGTGGAGCTAACCTATGGTGGTGGCGGTGTAGCGCCAGTGATCACAGCCAGCAACTGGCAGTGCGCGTCTCTGGCGGGGCAGACTTACTTCTTCCAAGAGGGCTACACTCCCCTGCTGTACGCCCCCGCTCTAAGCACGACGACCTACCGTCGGGCCAGTGAGCATCCGTCGGCAGCAGGCACTCCACCGTCGGCCAACATCGTGATTTCTGCCTACGGGCGGCTGTGGGCAGCAGACACCACAACCGACAACGTGACCATTTCCTTCAGTGACCTGTTGCAAGGTTACGCTTGGACGGGTGGCAGCGCAGGCTCGCTCAACATCAACACCGTCTGGCCCAACGGCGCGGACAACATCACGGGCCTGGCAGCGCACAACAATTTTCTGCTGATCTTCGGCAAGCGTCAGATTCTGGTCTACCAAGGCGCGAGCACACCTTCGACCATGTCCCTGAACGACAGCGTCGGCAACATCGGCTGCATTGCTCGGGACTCGATCCAGTCCACAGGCCCAGACGTTTTGTTCCTGTCGAACTCAGGTGTTCGGAGTTTTGCCAGAACGATTCAGGAAAAGTCTCTGCCGGTGGGCGATCTGAGCAAGAACGTGCGTAGCGACTTGATGCAAGTTGTTCTCGCCGAAACACTGGCGAACATCAAGTCTGCTTACTCAGAAAGCAACGCCTTCTACCTGTTGACCTTTCCGTCAGCCGGTGAGGTTTACTGCTTCAACACAAGAGCACAACTAGAAGACGGTTCTTTCAGAGTCACGAAGTGGGACTCGATCACACCGACTGCGCTGCTGTCGCGGCGCAATGGTGACTTGCTGCTGGGCAAAAATGGATTCGTTTGCAAGTACGGAACCTACCTAGACTACACCAGCACCTACAGATTTCTGTACTACACAAATCATGCTGATCTGGGCAATCAGGCCGTCACCAGTATTCTGAAGAAGATCAAAGTTGTTGTGGTTGGCGGGACTAATCAATTCTTGACGATCAAGTTTGGTTTTGACTTTTCCGGCAACTACCAATCAGTAAACGTCTCGATCCCTACCCAAGGCGCGAGCCAGTACGGATTGGCAGAGTATGCGATAGGCGAGTACACGACAGGCGTGGCGTTGCAAACGCTCTCTGCGTCTGGCTCTGGGAGCGGTAAAATTGTGCAGACGGGTTATGAAACCAACATAAACGGCGCTGCGCTGTCGATCCAACGGATTGAGATTCAGTCTAAAGACGGGAAAATATCGTGAGTGCGCTTCGGTTGGTTTCTACAACAAAAATTTGCAAAACGTGCAAAGAGGAAAAGCTGCCAACTGAATTTTCATTAAACAACGCAGCAAAAGATAGACTGCAATATAGCTGCCGCGCTTGTGATAACAAGCGTCAAACGCAGCGCAGAGAAAAAAACCTTGTTGCTCATCTTGAGTACCATCGAAAGTACCAACGAAATAAACGACTTAATTTTGATTACCGCTTGCAGATGCTAATAAACGCATCAAAGCAAAGAGCTAGATTAAATGACCGCGAACACGACATAAATGTAGATGACATAAAAGCCATCTACCCTGTTGATGGTTGTTGCCCAATTTTTGGCATGAAACTTGAGTTTAACGGCGCGGGGTTCAGAGATAGCAGCCCCAGCATTGACAGAATAGACTCAACAAAAGGCTACACTCGCGACAACATCCAAATTATTTCTTGGAAAGCTAACCGCATAAAAGGCGCGGCGTCTTTGCAAGATTTGGAAATGTTAGTTGCGTATCTGAAACAAGGAGACTGATGTGTCAAATTATACACAGAGCACCAATTTCGCCACCAAAGACGCACTATCTCCCGGCGATCCGCTGAAGATTGTCCGAGGTACGGAGATCAACACCGAGTTTGCCAACATCGCGGTTGCGGTGGCGACCAAGCTTGATACCACGGCACTGGCTTCGCCTGGCCCGATTGGTGCAACGACCCCCTCAACCATTAACGCCACCACCGGCACTTTCAGCGGCAACGTGCAGATGGCCTCTGCCAACGGCGGTCAGTTGGCGGGGCTGCGGAATAAGATTATCAATGGGGATATGCGGATTGCTCAGCGCGGTACAAGTACGGCAGCGGCTGGGTCAAATACGTTTATTGTTGACAGGTTTAGAACTGGTGGAAACGTATCTTCCGCTGTATTTACAACATCTCAATCAACAGATGCGCCGAATCTTCAATTTCAATACAGCGCAAGGTTAACAGTAACTACAGCCGATACCGCAGTAGGGGCAACAGATTCCATTCTTTTTAACCAGCCCATAGAAGGTTATAACGCAAGAGATTTAATTGGGCAAACATTTACTCTTTCTTTTTGGGTTCGCTCTGCTAAAACTGGAATACATTGCGTTGGGTTTTCTAATAATGGGGGTGATCGCTCGTACGTTGTTGAATATACCATTAGTACCGTAAATACTTGGGAATATAAAACAGTAACTGTATCTGGCGGTTTAATTACGGCAGGCACATGGGATTGGACAAATGGTCAAGGGGTGGCCGTTCGTTGGGCCTTGCTTGCAGGGTCTAATTCTCAAACAACTGCTGGTGCATGGCAAGTAGGAAAGTTTACGGCTACATCAAATCAAGTTAATGTATTAGACACTATTGGTAATATTTTTGCTATTACCGGCGTTCAACTCGAAGTCGGCCCCGTCGCCACGCCATTCGAGCAACGTCCGATTGGGATGGAGTTGGCATTGTGTCAGAGGTACTTTGAGCGCGTCTTTATGTACCCAACTGTGAGTACTAACCCAACAGGACAGTTGTTTGAGGCAACTACTACCAGCGTTGCCTATGGCAGGGTTCCCCTTCAAGCGCAAAAACGTGCCATTCCAACAGTCACAGTATCCGGTACGGCTCCGACTATGCAGCAGGGCACAGGCGTCACAGCCGCAATTGGAGCAATTACTGGACTTGATGTGTATGGCGGTATACAGGTTGCAGCCTCAACTACATTTACAACAGCAGGCATTAACCACTTTGTTGGCGTCGTTAATTCAACAGCACTTGATTTTTCTGCGGAGTTGTAAATGTACAAACTTATCATTAACGATATGATTGTCAGAATTGCTGACAACGCAGGCATCCCCGCCGACCCCGCCAACACCGACTACCAGCAATACCTCGCATGGCTCGCCGCAGGCAACGCGCCTGAGCCATACGTCGCCCCACCGCCACCCATCCCCAGCACGGTGACGCGCTTCCAAGCCCTCGCCGTACTCGCGGCTGGCGGGTATCTGCCCACGATCAAAACCTACATCGCCACCTTGGGCGAGGACAACATCACCCGGCTGGCTTGGGAAAATGCGACGGACTGGGAGCGCACCAGCCCGACTTTGAACGCGCTGGCGACGATGCTGAACCTCACCAGCGCCGAGGTCGACGCGCTGTTCGTGGCGGCGTCTCAGGTGAGTGCGTGATACATCACTTCAGCGATGGTTTGTACGCGAAGCAGATGATAATTCAGGCAGACACGATGATCTTGAAGCACACGCACAGCTTCAGCCACCTGTCGATTCTCGCCTCTGGTAAGGTGGCGGTGATGCGGGGTGATGAGGTTGATGTGATTGAAGCACCGGCCTGCATCGAGATCAAGGCGGGTCTGGTGCATGGCGTGAAGGCTCTTACCGACTGCGTCTGGTTTTGTGTTCACGCTACAGACGAAAAAGACGCGTCAAAAGTAGACAATGTTCTGATTGGAGTTTGATATGCCAGCAGCATACGCATCAACAGCCCTAAAAATAGGTGGCAGTCTATTTGGCCGCAAGAAAAAGAAGCGGGCGAGAAAGCGTCGTGCTAGGGAACAACAAGCCGCCGCGCAGCAAGCGGCTATTCAGTCCAGCTTCCGCCCGGTTGGCGTCACGACACGGTTCGGGCAGTCCAGCTTTATGCCAGACGGCAGCGGCAGCTACACCCTGTCACCTGAAGCGCGGGCGCAGCAAGACAGGTTTGCTGCCTTGTCGAACCAAGGCCTCGCGCAGGCTGAACGGGCAGGGCAGGACTTCGCTCCGCTCGGGCAGGCGGCGCAAGGGCTGTTCAGTCTGGGCCGTGGCTACTTGGCTGAGACGCCAGAGCAGGCCGCAGCTAAGTTCATGGCCCAGCAGCAGAACTTGCTGGCCCCAACCCGCGAGCGGCAGTTCTCGCAATTGCAAAACAGCGTGTTCAACACCGGACGCCAAGGCCTGGCTGTCGGCGGGACAGGCCCACGCCCAGGTGGCGGCGCTGGCTTAGGCTCGGCCAACCCAGACCTCGAGGCGTACTACAACGCGCTGGCGCAGCAGGACGCTGAACTGGCGACTCGGGCTACGCAGGGCGGCATGGAGCAGACGCGCTTCGGCGCGAGTCTGTTCGACACCGGCAGCGGTTTGATTGGTCGGCAGTATGCTGGACAGGTCGCCGCGCTGGGGCCGTATGAGCAATATCTGGCCCAGATGAAAGGTCTCGAAGGGCTGGGCCAGCAGACCTACGAGATGGGGCAGCAATTCGGCCAACTGCGAAGGAACGCGCCGGGTGGTCAGGCGCTGCTTTCGGGGGGACTCCAAGCCGCAGGGTCTAGGTACGCCAACCCATCTAGCAACACCGCAGACATCTTGGGTGGTCTGGCTAATGCAGACACTTTGAGAAATCTAGGTAGTCTGTTTAGTCAACCGCAGTCTAGTGGGCTAAGTCAACCGCAGTCTGGCGGGCTAAGAGTGCCGACCTTCTCGACCCCATTTAATTACGGCGGATATAGTGCGCCAAGTTACAGTTTGGGCGGGTACTAACCATGAGCGAAATCATCGGATCGTTGTTCGGCGTGACCGCTGACCAATACGAAAGAAACCGCCAGCTTGAGCAAGACCGCTTGGCGTTTCAGCTCGCCCAGGCGGATCTGGGCACGCAGTCTAGTTTCCTCTTGCAGTCAGGCGCTCGGGGCTTGGGCAACGTCATCGGGCGCGCCTTGGGCGGCGAAGACCCTGAGCTTCAGCGCATCTCCCGCCGCCAGCAGATCATGGGCATGATCGACCCGGCGCAGCCTGAGACATTCGAGATGGCGGCGCAGGCGGCTTTGGAGAGTGGTCAGCCGGAGTTGGCGTTTGGGTTGCGAACGGAGGCTGGCAAGTACGAGCAGGATGCGCTTCAGCGCAGAAATGTTACGCAGGCCACCGAGAGGACGAATCTCGCTGCTGATCTGTTTAGCCAGGTTCGCAACCCTGATGGCACGACCAATCAACAGGTGGTTGACCAACTGAGGTCATTCCCCGAAGGCCGGGAAATTATTTTGGCACAAGACAAATTGCTTCCAGCAATTCGTCGACTCGGTGCACCCTCTACGCCTGAGATTAACCCGTTTGCAGTCTTTACCGATGACCCAACTGCTCCAAAATATGTTAAGACATTAGCCAATCGATACGCTCAAAGTTTTGCCAGCGGTGCGCTTGATTCTGAGAAGACCGATTCACTGATGAAAGGTCTGTCCGAGATGGCGCAAAAGGCGCAAGAAGCTGAACAGGGTCGAGCTTTAATCGTAGCCCAGCGAGAGCAGTCCAGAATCCTTGCGGAGCAAGGTATGGCGAATACGCAGCAAGCTCGGGCCTTGGCTGAGTCTACGAGGAGACTGCAAGAGAAGAATGATCAAGATGAGCGTGAGCGCAAAGAGATGGAGCGCAAAAACAAGCCGCTGCCAAGTTATCTTGCAAAACCAGAAGATGAAGATTACGACGCCGCAACAGCAGCAACCAATATTGCTGTTGAGGCTTCTAAATATCTACAAAGAATTATGCAGACTGACATCAAGTTTGGTCTTAAAGACTTGGCTAGTATTAGATCGCGTCAAGCATTTGGCTCTGGTGATCCAGACGTTGTGGCCAGAGAAGAATTTGATACATTTGTAAAACGCCTGATAAGCGAAAGTTTACGCCTTAACAAAGGTACACAAACTGAGGGCGATTCAGTTCGAGCAGCTAAAGAATTGCAAAGTTCAGAGTCGAAAGAAGCAGCAGCGATTAGTATTAGAACTTTGCTTGACCTCAATGTTCAGCGAGTAAAAGACGCAGGCAACGCTATAACAAGGCGCAGAAAAAATGCAGGCTTTCCTGATGCGCCAGTTCCTGTTACTGTTCCAAAGTTTGAGGTTCAAGTCATTAGCACCACAGACGAAAAAGCATTTTTAGCAAATCCTAAGTACCCAGTCGGTACTATTTATATTGACCCACAAGGCAATAGAATGAAAAAGGTAGCAAAATAATGGCTGGTTACATTGGGGTTCCTGCCGATGATGCACCTCAAGCATCAACTTCAGTACTTGACCCTCGCCTGCCTTACTCAGGCATTGCCGAGTCCGCACGGGCAGTTGGTCAAGGTGTAAGTTTTGGCCTGCTTGACGAGCTGGAGGCGGCTGTTCGCACCGGCGCAATCAGCGGCCCCGAGTACGAGCGCCAACGCAATCTACTGCGTGAGCAGCAAAAACAATTCGGCCAAGATGCGCCGATCATCAAGACCGGCCTCGAGATTGGCGGCAGTCTGATTGCCCCACTTGGCATGGCCCGACAAATCAGCCGGTTGGCTCCGGCTGCACAGTCTGCTGTCATTGGCGAGACTGTGCTGGGCCAGGTTGGCCGCGGCACCGCTATTGGTGCAGCAACTGGCGC